GACCTTTTTGCAGACGAGTTAAACGACCATCCAAAGACTCTTCTTGTTTGAATTCTTCTTGGGTCTCTAATTCTGGAACAACATATAAAATTTCTTTAGGTTCGTATATTTCATTATCTTTTAAAGTGCCATATGAAATCTCAGCACGATGATATCCATACTTACCTAATTCTTTTTGAATGCGGGCAATTTGCTTGTGCTTTGCTGCTGTGTCTTTCATCACATTGGACATAGCCAAGGATTTACAGTCACTTGGAACTGTAACCGCAATGGTAGTAGAGCCTTCTTTAATGGTGTTGAAGCTAGCTTGTTTAACGCCAACAATTTGACCTAATGCAGACAGTAAGTTTGCAACACTAGAAATTTCTAAGTCATGCAAATGCCCGTCATGGATTTTTAAAACAAAATCCAGATCGCCAGCTTGTTCTTGCTGAACAGCTGGATCGAATAGATCAAGACTTTGTTGGGCGACTTTGCCCTTTTTACCCACTTTTGACATTACAATTTATTTTCAATTTAGGTTGCTTATATTATGTTCAACTTATTAAACAAAAGAAAGGTAACTTACAAACCAATCCAACTTCACTATTTATGGCTAATTTTGAATTTTGTCAACCTAAAATTCAGGCTAATTCAACGATTTGTCAACCAAACTGGCTTTTATACGATTTTGTGATTGGATTAATTGAGCAAACAAGCTTCAAGTTGCTAGACTTTGGCTAATTTTTTGAATTTAAAATAATTTATGAAATTTCTAATTATTTTAGTTTTTGGGTTCACTTCCATCCAAATTGAATGAGCTGTGCAGCACTTCCTAAGAGTCTTTACAAAGTCAATCTGCTTAAATAACCGTTTATCAGAAAACTCAAATTTCAACGTCATCCTGTGACGCATTATTGATTTTAAAGGATTTCTTTTATTTGTATGAATTACCCTGAATCTCTACAATCTTGATTAATGTAACAAAAATCAAGAGGTAGTAATTTTATGAGTAATACTCATGGGGGATTTCGTGCCGGTGCTGGCAGAAAGAAATCTGAAGAAACCAAAGTGATTCGTGTGCCAGAATCACAGGTTCTTGATATAAGAGCATACTTAAAGTCATTAAAAAAAGAAAATGAAATTAGCGATATCCGCCAGTTTGATCCTATTACAAAAATAGAAATACCCCTGGCAACTGAACGCGTTCAGGCTGGATTCCCCTCACCCGCTCAAGATTATATAGATAAGAAACTAGATCTGAATGAGTTTCTAATCAACAATGCCAATGCCACTTTTATCGTGCGCGCCAACTCCCTTTCCATGTTGAATGCAGGAATTGATATTAATGATGCTCTGATTGTGGACCGAAGCATTGAAGCCCAGCACAGAGACATTGTGATTGCCTGTGTAGATAATGAGTTTACTGTTAAAAGACTGATTATTGATGCGAAAGGTTGCTGGTTGAAAGCTGAGAATGAGGGGTATCCAGACATTCATCCTCTAGAAGGCCAGCAGTTTGAAATCTGGGGTGTAGTCACAAATGTAATCAAGAAGTTCAGATGAGCTATAACAATGAAATCTATGCGCTTATCGATGTAAATAATTGCTATGTAAGTTGTGAGCGCCTGTTCAATCCCAAACTCAAAGATGTGCCGGTTATTGTTCTCTCAAACAATGACGGCTGTGCAGTTGCGCGTTCTCAAGAAGCAAAAGATCTTGGTATCAAGATGGGTGTTCCTCTATTCCAGATCCGCGATATTGTTGAAAAGCACAATGTGCAGGTTCTCTCGAGTAACTATGCCTTGTATGCTGAAATGTCACAGCGCTTTCATTCAATCCTGGCAGAGTATGTGACACCAGGTGAGCAGGAAATTTATTCGATTGATGAATGCTTTTTGAAGCTTACTGCCTATTCTGAAAATTACGATCTGGTGAAATATGCTCAAGACATGAGGGAGCGCATCCTGCAATGGGTAGGCTTACCTGTAAGTGTTGGTATTGGTCGATCTAAGACCGAAGCAAAGCTAGCCAATCACATGGCTAAAAAAGCAAAACGCTTCAATGGTGTTTGTGATCTGGTTTCTATGGATCCTAAGCACCGGGATTATTTTTCGAGTTTGATTGATGTTTCCGAAGTCTGGGGTGTTGGTCGTCAACATAGTAAAAAATTAAAAGGCTTAGGTATTAATACTGTTCTTGATTTAGCTACCTCTAATCCACATCAAATGGGAAAACTGTTTTCAATAGTCATGCAGAGGACTGTTATGGAATTGCAAGGGGTTTCATGCATCGAACTTGAGCAGATTGCGCCAACAAAAAAGCAGATCATTTCATCACGCTCATTTGGTGCGCGTGTAACTGATATTGCCTCATTATCAGAGGCCATGAGTGATTACTTGCAAAATGCGGTCAAGCGCTTAAGAGAAGATAATTCTCTCTGTGGCTGCGTAATAGCATTTGCTCAGTCTAATCCTTTTGATAAGAACAAGCCTTTCTACAACAAGTCAATCAATATCGGATTTACTGAGCCAACTGATTGTGCTGCCGTCATGAACCGGGCTGTAATGAAGCGAATGAATGAACTTTTTCAGCAAGGAATCGATTTTAAGAAATGTGGGGTAATTTTGACTGCTATCGAGCCGAAGTCGACATACATATATGACCTGCTATCTGATAGTACTCAAATAGAGAAAAATGAAAGACTGCAAGAAGCTTTGGAGAAAGTAAAAGTAAGATTCGGAGATAAGAAGTTAGCCATTGGTCCTTGTATGATGCATGGTCGTGCATGGACTATGTCACGCCAAAATTTAACGCAGAACTATTTCAGCTGGGAGGGAATGCTGCGAATCGAGTAGCAATTTGATAATGTTCTATGTTGGATAATACAGCCCTCACTTGGAGGGCTTTTTAATCAAAAAATGGCTTTCTTGAGCAAATTGAATGCAGATTTCACAGCATTGATAAAACGGATGATCAAGGGCAGCCAGTAATCAAGATTATTAAAGACCTCTTTGATTTCTTTTTTAGCGTACTCAATTACCCAGTTTCGCTTTTCTTCACCAGACAAAGTACTGGTTTTTAGCTTTTCAGCTGCATCCATATACTTTGCTACCTGGCTTAGAATTGGGCCACCGGATTCTGCGACCTCAAGCGTGGATTTAGCGACTTGCTCAATTGTTAATGTAGTCATTGTTTAAGTCCTTTTTCATGTTCAATAATTACATCCGCAATTGCTTTTGCAACAAGCCAATATTTTGCTTGTAACACTGCAAATTCTTGAGGGTTCGAAATAAAACCAAGCTCAACAATCAAACCACCATTGGAGACAAAGCCTAGTTTTCCCCGTGCTGAATCGGACTGGTCAATCCAACCATCCTTGCCACGTAAGCGACTGCCGGTAACCTCGACAATTGCTTTTGAGATGTCTTGTGCTAATTTCTTGTCTTTAGGCAATGCAATTGTTTCAACACCATTCGCTTGCGAACTTACAGCTGCATTCAAGTGGAATTCAATTTTAGTGCTTGCACCCTTTGCAATTTTAATTGCATCCGATAGTGGCAAATTAATTATACCTTTGCCATCCGTTTTAATATCTAGGCCTGCACGTAATAAGTACAACTCAACAGCATTTCGGACTTTAACCACAAAGTCTGCTTCTTTGTCCGATCCGCGAACCGCACCCGGATCAGTATTGCTATGGCCAGCTGCAACTGCAACAAACCCCAAAGGCTGATGCAAACTTGGTTGTGCCTTTTTACGGCCAATGAGTACAGCCAGGAACATCAAACCTAAAGATGCAATTGTTTGATATGGTTCCGGCAATACATTGGCGTTATAAACCTCCTGCAGGATCAAATGTAAGCAGGATAAAAAAAGCGCCATATAGGCGCCATATTTTACTGAGTCAAATTTCCAGACACTTTCTTGGATTAATTTCATTTTTGATAGTTCCTTATAACTGATACATCAGATTCAAGACGAGCGGTCTTTTCTTTAAGAAGTGAGTTTTCTTGTGCATTCTGGATGATTGAAGATCCGACCCAAGTACACACGCCGATAAAAACCCCAGCGAGAAGTGTTAAGGCAATACGAATAACATTCAGACCACCATCAAGCTGAGCTGATTTGTTTTCCAGGGTTCCTACTCGGGTAAGAAGCGAATCAATATCTTTGCGGTTTTCAGCACTCACGTTTTGGTGCGCTTCATTAATGAAGGTCAATCTGGTTACGTGGTCGGATAGCATTCGAATATCAGACTGCATTGAATCAATCTTCTTCTCTACTCTGACCCCGTATGACTCGATGTCGGTCATAAGACCCCCTAAATTTTGGTAATAAAAAAGCACCCGGAGGTGCCGTTATTTGGTTAAGTTTAGACTTCTGTTTCTGAATGTTGACCAGTGGGTGCAGGTCGCAAAATTACTTGATTTGCAATAAAGACTCGGGCACCCAAGTTATAAGCTGTGCCGGATGTGCATAGTACCGGACCAGATCCCCCATCGATCTGTACCCGATACTCAGGATGCTTCACTGATGCAATGGTGCCAATGTATTCCGCATGGGTTGGATTTAAAAGCTTTCGCAGTTCAAATAAAGGATTATTCACGGCTAATGCGCTCCACAGTAATGGTTTCATTGACCTTGTTATGCGAAAAGCTGCCTGAAACTGAATCAATCACACCCCACCACTGGCCATTAAATGCAATCGATTTACCGGGTAGCATCTCGCCAATTTCCGAGCTCACTGGAATATCAGAAAAGGTATGCAGCTCCTGAATATTGGCTTTGACCAATTCATTTTTGCCATAGCTGGCACCAGATACCACATTAAATAATGGACCAGTGACCGTCTCAAGTGGCATATCGCCCGAAGTACCGCGCTGCTGTACTTTCAGGCTTTCGCCGCTGCGACTATTCACCACTGTGATGGCATTAAAGTCTGCAATGTACTCATCGTTTTGCTTGATGTTTTGCTGCATCACCAGGCTTTCAGATAACAGAATATCGTAATCATCTACCGTCATTGTATCCCAGTAACCTTTCTGGTACCGGGGTAAAATGGTCAGTGCGTTACCTGCTTTCTGGCTATAGATAAAACCACCGCCTGCATCAACCACTTGCTTTATTGCATCGATTGGCGCCAGTTCCGCATAGCTCAGGCTTTCAGTAGGTACGATCCAGCCCAGTTCATCAATCAGCTTCCAATCTAGTGTTGTACCTACATTGGCTCGATCCAATTCCGCTTGTACCAATTGCACAGAGGTTCGCTCATTGTCTTGAATAAATGAGCGTGTTGGTCCGTATTTATCCGAGTTCAAAGCAGTAACACTTCGACCTGGATAAGTGTATAAAACACTGGCAAAACGTCGGGTTTCCTCTGGATCTTCCAGCAAAATATGATGCTCAAATCCATTGATCATGACTTTGAGAATCACTGGCTGACCATTAATCGACTGCAACTTGTCTTTTTCGGTGTGAGCCACGGTAATTGAGTAAGTCCAGCACCATTGAGACCGACTGTTA